CACCACGCCGAGCGAGGTGACCCGTCGTCTGCGTTATCAAGAAGCTTTTCCTCGCACCTAAAAAGCCCGCGTGGGAGTTAAACTTCCCTAGACGAACTTTTATTTATGCACAAGGTAACGCTTGACTGGGTGACCCCAGATGCAGAGAGGATCATAGCTAAGCATGCTCGGGTCAGCACTAAAGTCCCCGACCGTGTGGAGTTTGCAAGTCTTATTAGATATTGTGTGCGCCACGGGCACTGGAGTATATTTCAGCAAGCATCCTTGAGTTTTGAGGTAATTACATCTAGGTCAATCTCACCTCAAATATTAAGACACAGTTCTTTAAGTTTTCAAGAAACCAGTCAACGGTATTGTGATCCTTTGGATGTCTTAGAGGAAGCTGAGGCTTCTTGCTGGGACTTTGATTTGCGTAAGCAAGACCCCACAAATCGTCAAAACTCAACAGAAGATCTAGATATTGAACTGGCGGCGAAGTATAAACAAAAAATATACGACACTTATTGGACAGTAAAACAACTCTATAAAGACATGCTTGAGGATGGCATAGCTAAAGAGTGCGCTCGTGGGATCTTACCTCTCTGTACTCCAACTCGTCTTCACATGTCAGGAACTCTCAGGTCGTTTATTCATTATGTAGGTGTCCGGGCATCTTCGGAAACCCAACTAGAGCACAGATTAATTGCGATTCAACTAGGTAAAATTCTGTGCGATATCTTTCCGACAGTCACTGACGCACTAAAAATTTCCGCAGAAAGCGACCACACGTTGCGTGGGTGGCTGAGTATTTGACGCCAACTAAGCGAAAGGCGGGCTTGTATTAGGCCCGCCCAGAAGTTCGCCTAGCTTCCGCGTTCTTTAATTATAACATGTTGTTCCACGGGTCAATCCTTTTTTCATCATTCTTATCATTACTTAATGGTTGGAGAGGCATCAAACCCGTGGGCATCGGGGAGCTAGCTTGATTCCTAGCTTGATGTGCCGCCAGCATAGTCAACCGCTGCTGTAGCGCACCGATTTGTCCCATCAAAGATTCCGTCTGTGCAGCAGCCCAGTTCTGAGCATTCGCCGTCAATTCGGACAAAGCGTTTTTGGGGTGAGGAAATGAATAAATAAGAGTGTCGTTAGCGGTGATCCGTTGACCTTTTTGTTCCGTTGCGAGATTATCTAAAAATTCTAAAATTCTGTCTAGAGGCACTCCGGTGTGTACTGACAGTTGTTGAGGAGAGATGATACCTTTGTTGGATTCATACAGCTGACTAAAGGAAGCAGTGACTTGAGTGGCCTCAAGAGCTTCTTGTTCTTTAGAGCGTTTCTGTTCTCCAAGCAGGGACATTCCTGCCAAAACTCCACCCGATGCCGCCAAAACTGACGAAAACACCTGTGGGGCAAAGGCAGCTGAAGACAAGCTTGCAACGACTGCGGTAGCCAAAGCACCGCTGAAAAACAATTTAGTTGGATGTTCCGTCATGGGTTTCAAAAGCAGTTTTCCAGTTATCGAGGGTGGGGTTTGATGCCCATTCTATCGGGGATGGCAGGCGTGAATCACCATAGGTCGCTCGATCCGTCGTAACGTCGAACGCCTTCAATCTTAGTCCAGTTACGACTGCTTTACCCCCAATCAACCTGGGTTCCACCCCACGAATCTTGAGGACATTCTGGACGGTTTCTTTAAGGCGATCTACAAATCTTTGCTTAGCGGCATGCTTGTAACCGTTTGATTTACAGAAGTTTACATAACTTGCGTACAGTTCTATGTATGCATTCTTTACATACAAACCACGTTCGCTCTCGTCGGTTGATGGGCGAAATGCACCGCCACCAATCGAAGTCATTGAATTCGGCGCGAAGAGACAACAGTCGGAAAGCCACGCGCAGATCGGGTTGTTGAACACCAGAGCTTCGATGTCCGTGGCGTTCAAGGTTGGGCAGTGTTTTACCGGGTTGCTGAGAACGTCCCGCATATCGTCAAAGCTCATCGATAGAGCCCAGCTAACAATACCGGATAGTTCTGGTGCCAGTTCTCCTTCGACCCGATCCTCATAAACATTTATAAGATTCTTACGCTGAGAAGGCGGAACAACCTTGTCCATGACAATGGTCAGTCTTCGGCGCTCTAGTCCGCTACTGATGTCGGATGAGGATATGTGCTCGTTTGATGCAATACAAACCATCAACTCTGGTTTGAAGTTTATTGTCTGGGTGCCGTACTTCCGTTCAGCTCGTAGGGTATCGGAGGATGAAGTAAGTTTTTTAAGAGTATCCAGTCGCTTTGAGAATGAAGCTTCGTCAGTTAACAAGAGCAATCTCTTACCGATAAGATTATGAGTTTCAAATCTATTCGTTTCGATGGTTTCTAGATCGCTTGTGTGAGTCCCTCCGTAACCTGCCAGGGCAATCAGGATTTGCTGCAGCGTGGACTTACCCGTACCGCCGGGACCAATCAAGTGCAAGAATTTTTCGCCTGTAACGTAACCAGTTACGAGTGCTCGGAAAAACGCTTGGAGGATAACTACTTTCTCAGTGCCGACTGCATGTTCAAGCCATGTCAAAAAGAGTGGGCATTTTGCTGCCGGATCGTAGTCGTAACCAAGCTTAGTTCTTAGATACAAGTCTTTATGATTACCAGCACTAAACTGCTGTTTATCTGGATCTAAGATACCGTTCTTAAATGCAATGAAGCGGCGCCCTTTACTCCATATAGGTGTGCGTCCACCGTCAATCGACTTCAGCATCTTTGCTTTAAGGATTTGATATACCGAAGTGACGGTAGCTGATGTGTACCTAGGTAAAATGCCCGCCGTAATAAATGTATCAAGGGTCTTAACAATTCGGCGTTTAATATGTTGATCATCCTGTAGGTACCAAATACCTTGATCATCATCGTATGTAAAGAACTCATCTAAGATTGAGTCAAACAAAAACTTGTCACCGTAATTATTAACAATTACGTCGGCAATATCGTTCTCAGAGAATTGCCTGTTGTTCGGCTGCAAATTAATCAGTTGTGTTGGCGTAGTCGGCGTGGTAACCATTTCTTCTAAAGGTTGTTGTTGTTCTGGGATTTGATCTGATGAAAAAATATCAAAAGCCAAGATGGAGTTTGTTGGCTTTGGTTTTGAACTGCTTATGTTATTTTTAATATCATCTGGGCACTGAGCGTCATAGATCTCCTTGTTGCTCATTTTTATCTTTTTCCAAGGAGCTATTTCACCGTTTTCAGCAGCGATTGAAATCGCGGGTTTTAGTGAAACTGCATCTGTGATGCTGTTGAGGATGCGGGTAAATTTGCCGTCTAGCTCAGGGGCGTAGTCATACAGAGCATAGAACGCACGGTGTGCTATGTCAAGAGGGTTCTCACGGACGGTCAGACCTGCTTCCTTTAGCCAGTTAGTCCACCCGATTATTTCTTTGAGGGCCATTGCCATGGCAAATGAACGGTCCTCTACCGGGTCTCCATCCAAAATTGATTTGACAGCGTTACTGACTAACTTAGATAAGTCAACTCCGTCGTAAGCTTGCGTAATTGTTAAGGCATCCTCTGGACTGCTTTCCGAACTCGCTTCTTTCGGTTCCGCTAAAAACGAGACATATGCTTGATCAATTTTATCTTCTGGTATGAACTTATCAGTTAAACAAATAACTTCTGAGTTGTCTTTTGCACCGTAGAACAAGTTAACTGTTGACGTTGCTCGACGATCTGAACCCGGAATTGCTGAGGATATTTTACGAGTGAACCATTGAAAAAACTCAGGATCAATTATTACTTTTTCTAATCCAAAAACTAAACGAAACCTAGGCCACTCCGGCGTGGAACTAGGCGAATAATAAGCATACGAAAGATACTTCTTGCATACGTCCAGTTCTAAAGCCTGCTCGACAGTAAGCTCTTGTTTCTGTACTTTATCCCCTTCTGTTGTTTTTCCGTCTGCTTGGTTATCAATATCTACAATTATTAGACCCGCCTGAATACATCCCGTAGAGTCTTTAACTCGTTTACCGTTTATTAAATGCCACGCGCAAAGACCTGCACCTTGATTAACTTGGTCCGCTATAAGATCTATAGATGTGTTAGAGGGAATCCAGTTTTCGTTAAAGGATTTAAAGTTTCCGCCTACACTTATCTTTCCAGTTTTACTGTTGACGTATTTGCGAACCTCTTCATTGATTGAACAAACAAAATTCATGGACTCACTCCGTTCACTCATTTTGCCATGACGAGGCAGCCCTCGCCACGGGCAACCCGACATTGATGGTTAAATTTGTTCGTAGTACTTGTGCAACACAGCCATCCACATCTCTTTATCTTTTTCAACTTCGCTCGGTCCAAACGTGAATACCTGCACAGAATAGTCTTTAATAGGCGTTGCTACTATGATGCGCGTCTTTTCGATCTTAGTTCCCAGACAGTGCTCAGCTGCTATAGCGTATGCAGCTAGTTGAAGTTTTGTTTTCTTGAGCTTGAACACACCGCTGACAAGAGCTTTGCGAGTTTTTTCGTCGAGCCCACTATTAGCTTTTGGAAATTTATAACTATATGGACCTGCCGATGTTTTAAAGTCTCCGAGGATTAGCTCTCCGGTAGCGTCTTTATAAACAATGTCAGGGCAGCCAGCATATCCGTGGCCAGTTGCTTCATCGTAATAATGTATCCGCCCAACACCGTCATCCCCTACGAATTTGGACCACTGTGGTTGGTTGTAGGGCTTTTCTGACCACAGAATTTTTCCGCCTTCAAACAATTCATCGAGTTTTTCAGGAAGATCCTCCCAGAATGGCATCAATTCTGCGGAAGGTTTAACGGCTAAACCACGGATGTAGTTTTCAACTGCATTGTGTATCCAAGTTCCTCGGGCTGCTGCAGCATCTGCAACACCAGGATTCATTATGTTCCAGTGAGCCAGTTTTTGCTGAGTTTCCGCTGTCTGCGTGGCAGACAAAACACTTGTTACGGAAGGTAGTGGTCTAGGAACTCCCTGACAATTGTAATGACGAAGCCCATTTAACGTAAGTCTTGTCTGGGACACAACAACGTGTCGAATTAATTAAACTCTAGCGCATCTAAATCAGAATGCATTTACTGGCAATCGAGGAGGATTAAAGCTGGTATTGTCCGGTCCTTCTTCGTCCTCGTCCTCATCTTGGTCCTCTTCTTCGTCGTCACCTAAGAAAAACTCAGATTTCTGATAACGAAAATCTTTCGTGTGGGCTTCCAGTTCTTCGCTCATACACATGCCTGCCATGTAAGATTCCACTACGACTTCTCCACATTCCTCAGCGGACCTAGGAGTACCGTCTGGTCCCACGCATTCCTGAAGAAGCTGGTTCGACACAGATAGAGCACAGAGCTTATCTAGTTTATCGTTTAGTTTAGTCAGATGGTCCAAAACGGACTTCTGAAAAGCTTCAAATTTTTCTGCTCGTGATTTCATGTCGGCAGCTCCGGTAGGGCTCCAATGTCTTCCCAATTTACAGCATAAGACACCATCGTACCATCTCTCCACAACTCGGGTTTTTGGAAGACAAACCAACAAGCTGTCACCGAGTCTTTTGTTGATCCGATGGACCTGAACTTGGGGCGTGGGGACAAGACCACCATATTTGACAATTTATTCTTTAGAAGGAATGTTCTGCGTCGTGCTACCGGTTCGATAAACGAAAGCCTGTCCAAGACGGCGATCCCATTCGTCGCTATTTCCATACCATATTCCAATATGTATTCGCTTAGATCTTTCAAACCCATTGTTGAACAGACTACCCAATCAAATGCCTGTTCACGCATACCGACCCACCAATTTGGGTCTGTTATATTTTCAATATCGGTGTTAGTCGTTACGGTGTAATTGTGTCGTTGAAGTTCCGTAGATAAAGTTAAATCTGGGTCAAAAGGCACAAGCACAGACCCATTTATAAATGTGTGTTTTACTAAGGTATGGGTGACACCGGAGGGAATCGTATAAAATTCGCTCATAAGGATCATGCTGGGATCCGAACTGTAATGCAAATCACCTTGTCTGTCCACAGGGTGTCTGCTAGATTTAGACGGATCACATTAAAAACATGTTAAATTTTGAATGGCTTGATACTGAACAAAACTTTATACATCAACAAGTCCTTATGGACGCTAAAAAACTAGAGAAAGAAGATCTACTTAAATTATTTGATATGGTACACAAACAGTCACTTATACGGAATAGGCTTTTTAGTGGCTTAGTTAAACACTGTGTACGAACTGGTGTAACTTTGCCTTCGTTTGACACGTTGCTTGCACCTCAGGAGATCAAACGTAAGCCTGTGTCTACCTGATTGCCATAAAAAAGCACCGTTGGTACGGTGCTCGGACGGCTTCAACAGGGAATTGTAGCCTAGAAGTCAATCCCCAGAGCTTTGGCCTGTTCCTCTGTTAGCTCCATCGCTTTCTTGCGCTTGGGTTGCGGAGGGGCGGCAGGAGCTTCCTCCGTATCCTTTGCATTAGCGGACGGCAGCGAAGGTTGGAACCCTGAGGATCCTCCAATCTGCGAGGGGTTCTCGGCTGCAAACTGAGCCTTGATTGCCGCGTGGTCTGAACCTAAGGGTAGTTCCACCAAGTTGGCGCCGGGAATGTGCGACTTAAGACAATGCGCTGCAGACGAGGCGCCTTCGACCGCAAGCCACTCGTTGATATCCTCAACGAGCTTCTTCTCTTCTGCGCTTTCTGCAGGACGATCCTTGAAGTCCAGAGCGTTGTAGTTGATCTTGGCTCCATCAGCGCCGGTAACGGGATCTCTTTCATTGAAAGATTTCGTTACAAACTTGCTGCTCGTTACCACGGAGGCACAGTTAATCCTGTTGTTATACAGGGTCTGGAAGTACGAGATGAAATTCTTCTGGCTGGATTTACCAGAAATCATTGCCGTCGTTACACAGCGTGGGGGAAGCAACCGATGATTGGGAGACACACCGATGAAGGCGATGCGTAGAAATTCCTCTTGGTTGCGCATCCCTAGGTTGCCGAAGTAAGGCGTAAAACCTATAAGGATGAACTCGATCGGAATCCCGTTGTCGTTCGCATCCACAATCGCGGAATCGGAGTCCACGTCTGACTTCCAGCGACGAGCTTGGAGATCAATACGTAGTGTGTGGGGAGGAACATTAGCGAGAATCTCGTCTTCGGAAAAGTTGCCAGCGATGAATACCATAGTTAAATACCTAGATCAAAGGGAGAAATCAATAGAACCAATAGCCGCAGCAGCTACTTTACCTTTTTCAGGATCAGCAGCTTTTTTGGGTGCGGACTTCGTAGATTTAGGGAGGTAAAGGATTTTGTCCAGCGTGTAGTTAAGGTAGTTTTTGTCATCCTTTTCGCTCGTGGATACTTTACCCACGGCGATCGTGGGCGTTCCGGGCGCTAGCTCTGAGAGTTGCTTAGAAAGCTCGGCCCAAGCTGTCAGCTTTATCCAGTTAGTTTCTGAATTTTCAGACTGCCAAGCAAGAGACCTGTTGGTTACTGTTGTATCTGATAATTCAACCTCATCGGACTTGGGTCCTAGACCACCCGTCGCAATGAATAGGTTGATTGCCAACAGATCGTCGAAGTTATCTCTTGTTACAACCAGCATCGGCTGCATCTGAAGAACTCCGTCTAGCGTTGGCCGCGTAGGCCCAATAGCTAGTACAGTATCTGATTTTTTAAGATCCTGTAGTAGTTTTCCTACGTAGTGGTTTTTGTCTTGAAGGAGTTGAACTT